CTCGCCCTGTTCCTGGTGGCCAAATTTGTGGTTGAATGTGATCTTCATTTAAATACCTTCACACCGTATTTAAAGGAACAACATGGACTTGTACACAATTTGGGCAAACAAAGAAGGCGATATCTCTGACCTTGACTGGGTTAACGGAATGAAAAGTTTTTTCGATCACTTGATCTCTGAAGGCAAGATGGAAAGCTACAGAATCACTAGATGCAAAATGGGATTCCGCAGCATTGCAGACATGCCCGAATGGATGTTGCTTATGGAATTTAAAAACATGGGTCAAATGGACGAAGCATTCAAACGGGTAGCACCACTTGAAGGTGAACTCGAAGTGAAACATAAATCATTCAATCAGTTTGTTAGTGGTGACATTCAACACGCCTTGTTTAGGGATTGGCCTGATCAAAATCTTTAATCCCTTAGGAGAACTTCTACGAAGTTCTATTGATTCGCTTGCGCTCATCAATATTTTTCTTTTTGAACTATATCAAGAGCGAAGCGATCTTAGCTATTATCCAGATTAATCGGTCACAATTCACCGTATGCACGGTGAACATGACTTCTACATTATCCGAGTAGCACAGTCATCGATTATAATGAGATTGTGTATACACTACACACGGAGGCGGTTGACCGGTACCCCCTACTCAAGCTTCACATATCAACGGAACCCTAGTGACCCGATTATCGATCCAAGTCCTATGAGCTGGGGTTGTATCTGTTTCACAGAGCCCCAACCATTTGTTGCCTTAAGTTAGCAATTGCCTTTGACGCCCAAGTCCACACCGGGTCTCTCACCGTTGCTCAATGGGGATCAGCCATGTCGCTGATCACAGTGTCGTGATCGTTGCCTGTCAGTGCCAGTGTTTTGTTTAATACATGGGAGCCGTGTACTCGAACCTGTATGTGACCATTGTAGTAGTCCGCAGATTCTAGCACTCGTCTATCAAATTGTTCTCGTGCTTCAACGTATGAACAGGCTGCCTTGCTGGTGCAATAGTGTAGTATTTGTCTTGAGAAGTTTTCGCTGCCTAGTGCCTGGATGTCCCGTGTGAGTTCGGGACTTGACCCCCAGTACTCTCTCCAGTCTGAATCAATTTTGCTGCGTATCTTTTTGCGTCGTTTGGTGCCGTTTTTTTGCTTGACTACTTTATATGTTGTTTTGGAGAATTTTGCTAGTTTTTTGCCTATATATTTTCTGCTGTTGACGGTATTAGTTATCAAATACACAAATCCTACACAATCTTCGGGTAGATTTTCCACCGGTTGATTGTTGTATATCCATGTCATGTGATTGTGAGTAGTTGGGCATGTTAATTATGAAATTTTGTTAACTGATAAAATTTATTCAACATTTGCATCGGTATTGTATTCTGTAAAGCCATTGCTTTTTACAACTTTGAGAATATTTTCTACCCTACTGGTCAGCTCATCTCTATGACTCACTAACCATACACTTTTGTTTCTCTCACGACTGAGGTGCTTGAGCAAGCCCAGGGCGTTTTCTACACCTGCGGTGTCTAGGCCGGAGTCGATCATTTCGTCAATGAACATGATGTTGATGGGTTGATACAAACTTTCGAACACATCACGGAATGCCCAGCTCATGGAGAGAATCAGTCGGTTGCGCTCGCCACGACTTAGGTTGTCAAAGTCCAGTTCACGACCCAGCTCTTCGATGCTGACTGTAAGATCGTTTTGAAATACCACGGTGTGCGGCAAGCCCATACGATCTAGATAGTGTGTGAGTCGGGCATTGAGGTAACTGAGATTTTGATCAATGATCTTTTTGCGAACAAACGAATCCTTGCTGGTCAACAGCTTGAGCAAGAATTCTTGATGGTCCTGCAGTCGAGTTAGTTCGTTTAGGGTGTCATATGTGACCTCTTGCAGGGCCTGGCTTTGCATGTCGGCAATTTGTTCAGCATACACATCAGTTTCTGTCTGTCGCTGAGCTAGATCTTTTCGCAATGTGTCCACGCTGTTGCGATGATTTAAGGCCTGTTCCAGGGTGTCATAAAAAACTTGCGGTGCTGGCATGGCCTCGCCCAGTTGTGACAACCGGTCTTGATGTTCAATTCGCTGACTGCTGTTGGTCAACAGTTGTAGAGCAGTTTCTTGCAAGGCTTCCTGTTTGGCTGCTCTAATTTCGTCTTGCTTGTGATCATGTAGATTCTGTCCACAAGCATAGCACACATGATTGTCAAGATCGGCAATTTCTTTTTGTAACTTGGCTCGAGTTTTTTCTAATTTTGCATCATCACTGTCAATACTGCGAATCCATCGTTCAGCTTCGTCTCGGGCTTTTTTCACAGTGTGGAAAGTTTCAAGATCTCGATGTGCCTGAATTTCCTGATCAATGTCAATGTGTTCAAGATCAGAGATGGCCTGTGTCAACTGAGCCACATCCTCGGCTTGTTTTTTTAACCACAGGGTTTGACGTTTACGCAGACTTTCAATCTGTTCTTCGATACGACGATTGGCTTCTTGAACTGCTCTTGTGCGATGTTCTTCTTGTGTGATGGCATCCCGGGTTTCTCGATTGAGTTCTTTCACAGCGTCGGCCCGCTCACTCAACTGTGTGATGCCCAACAACTGTTCAATAATGGTGCGCTGTTCATTGGCCTTTAGGCCCAAGAACGGCAAGGTATAGGTGTTGAGGGCCACAATGTGCTGAAACATGTCATGACTCATGTTTAGTACACGCTCTATGGCTGTTTGTGTTTCTCTTGAGTCGCCTTGTGCTTCGTCCTGTGCTAGCTGCTGTTCATCGTTAACATAGAACTTGAGCACATTGGGCTTGCGACCTCGTTCAATACGATACAGCTGATCACCAACGGCAAAATCCAAGCTCACCAACATGTTCTTGCCGTTGGTTTTGTTGACCAGGTTGTCTTTTCGGATGTTGCTCAGTGCTTGACCATACAAGGCATAACTGAGTGCATTGATGATTGTGGTCTTGCCGGTGCCGTTTCGTGAGCCATCGCCGCCTAGATCAAGATTCTCTCCCAGCACCAAGGTAAGATCCGTGCGGTCAAAATTGATGGCTTGTGTGGCAGCACCCACACTCATGAAATTTCTAACAGTGAGGGTTTTAATGTTAATCATCAACTGATTTTAACAAATTACACAGGATAAATCAACGAGTTTGGCACCATTTCAGTATCATATACACAAATTCTACTTTTGATTTTTATTTCGCTATCCAACAGTTCCATGGTATCTAGATAATAACCTGCATTGAATATTTCACTGGTTTGCTGGTGTTTGGTTCGGATTACCACATAGTTGCTTACACATTCACACTGGCAATCATTGAATTGTGTTATTTTTGCTCTCCCAATCATGTGTCGTGTATAGTAGGGTTGATGAAAAATTGTGTCGGTGATTCCGTATATTCGATCTTTCATCATATTTTTGCTGTCAAGTCGAAGCAGACTTAGTGGCAACTTTCTATCAAAATTTTCTCGACTCTGAATATGATACAGTGCATCGTTGCTGAATAAATCTAACCAATCTTGCCAGTTGTGTTGGTCAACTGCAAACCCATAGTCACAATTGATATTGTCAACTGCTGATTGCCAATCATTTTTGTTCATAGCCCATTACCTTTTTCCAGTATCGATACATTCCGCGCAAAAGTGTTTCGGTCACCGGGTGATCAGTTGTTTCTCCCAAATCCTTGCCGGCCATTTGTACCAACTGTTGACCCTGATCTTGCCATTGATCAAACCCTTGCTGACACAGTTCAAGTACTTCGCTATCCTCGCCACTGACAAATCCTGCTGGTCCATAAAGATTTGCCTGTCTTAATCTACGCAAAGTCATTTCTTCACTGTCGTCTTCGAATCCAAAATGAGTCCAATTAAATTCAAAACAATCATTGCCCCGGGGAACAATTTGACGTGTGCTCAATGAGTTTATTTGTTGATGTATGACTACGCTGGGAAATAGTGTTTGCATACAGGTTGTGGGATCAATAACAGTACCGGGGTTGTCTGGGTCTGGGACGGACCACCAAGATTCTTCAACAATGTCAAGCATTCTTGGATCATGCAGTGTCATTTGATGTTTGTAACTGTCGATTCCTTGAGTGACTTCGTTGTTTGTGGCTTGGTTTCGTCGATTGAGCATGACTGCATGTCGACCTGTGCTGTCAATCACGATTCTACTGCTGGATTGATCGGCTCGAAATAAACCAAAAGTCACAAACCAGGTGTGCAGTAATCCAGCATGGTATGGATCTTTGATGTTTTCCATCATCAGCTTCCAGTTACCCGGAATTTTGTGACGATTATACCCTAATATTTTTAACTTTCTATTTTTGAATGTGCGCTCGAACCAGGGCAGTATTGTAGGACCTAGATATTGTTCAATGGGTTCAACTGTGTGACTAAATGAAGCAAAAATGACTCCATGCAAACAAGCCACATTTAGCTTGACTGTTCCGTTTTGTTTTTTGTCAAAATCAGCAGGCATCCCTTCAAATTTGCGATCTCCTTTAGCAACACCACGCTCAAATGGTACTCCAATTAAATCCCCACTGAGATTGTATCTCCACTGATGATAAGGGCATACCAAACTGGTTGCATTACCATGCTTTTTTTGGCAGAATCTAACACCTCGATGTGCGCATCGATTTTCAAACACCTGTATGCTGTTGTTGTGTCTAGCAACAATCACTTCCCTTTCACCAACCCAACTGGTTTTAAAATCACCTGTGTTGGGTATTTCACATTCTAATCCTACATAGATCCAATGATCGCCGTAGAAGATTTTTTCTAATTCTTGTTGATATACAGTTTGATCACGGTATACCCAGTAAGGGATTCTGCTGGTGTCAGATTCTGGCCAACGACTCATTGTTTAAGATTGATTTTGTATTTGTTCAACACCGTAGCGTAATTTTCTTTGTCTTTGGCGACTTGTTTTTGGAATTCAGCCAATGACAAATGGTTCAACGGTATGTAATAATTGTCGGTAATCATGTTTTGTATCTTGGGGGTGGCAATTGCTTCCCGTAAGTCGTTTTCCAAACGACGTTTGATAGTGTCATTGACGCCTTGGTTTACATAAAACGCCAACCAACTTTGGGATACAATGTTTTCACCTGTCAACTCGCGTATGGTCGGAACATCCGGGAATTTTGGATCTCGTCGAGCTGCTGCAATGGCCAAGTAGCGTATTTTTCCTGCACGATACATGGCATTGGAAGAACCTGGGGCACTAAATCCATAACTCAACACAAGATTTGCTGAGTCAATATACCAGGCAGTGTATTCTTTGTATGGAACATGGGTAGCCGAAGAAGACATTGTGCTGCCGAATTCTGCACCAACCACATGACCAATGGATCCTGTTCCCCAAGAGCCATACATGGGATTCTTTTGAACTTCCTGTCGAAGTTCAGCTATGGTTTTGATCTGGCTTGACGTAAACAACATCATGTCTGCTTTGAAAAATGGCATCAATGGTTCAACATTGTTTATGAGTTCCGGGCGATTGTACAAAATTGGAAAAGCCACAATATCGCCGGTGTGAAAAAGTCCTATAGTATGACCGTCGGCAGCTTCTTTGACCAACGCATCCATGGCAATCAATCCCGACGCCCCTGGACGATTGTCAATCACAACCGGTTGATTCCATTTTTCTGTCAGCACTTCGGCTGCTCGTCGAACCTGTACGTCAGGTCCTGAACCCACTGGCAGCGAAACGATGATTCTTACAGGTTTGTTGGGAAATGCCACAGCAGATGATACTGCAATGCACATGCTCAGTAGAGCTGTGAAAATTTGTTTTTTCATATGTTTTACTTTCTAAAGTTAATTAAACACAACCAAAAATTGGTAAAAAGTGGATTACAAGATTCAAATTTGGGTTCAAAGCCAAAGTAATTTTGTAATTTTTTTGTCAACACAATTTTGACACAATCAATGTTATTGTGATAACACATGATTTATATCATATTTTAAGTGACTGGAACTTGAAAAAATTGTTGTTAAACAAAATTTTTCAGTATTTATACTAGGGCAAGATCCGTGCGGTAAAAGTTGATGGCTTGTGTGGCAGCACCCACACTCATGAAGTTGCGAACAGTTAGGTTACGAATGAATATCATAGATCTGGCGCCTGATTGTTGATGTAGTATAACACATCATTTGTAGAAGTAAAATAGTTGTCTTGGTGAAACGGCATTTCCTTCTTAAAGATATTTTCTAATTGGCCATTAATATAACTTTCTTGAAATAGCGTAAGTTGTGGAATATTAATTTCTACACTTTGACAAACGAAATCAATGATGTCGTCGCATTGTTGTTTGTGTTCAACATAGGGTATAAAACTTAAAAATTTATTGTGCATTTTATAAAATTCATCTGAAAAATCAAATTTCAAATTGACCATTTTTTCCACTAGACTGATATTTTTTACAAATTTTTCAATGTTGTAAAAAGAAGCAAAATCAAAATAACACACTTCGCAGTTCTGGTATTTCATTTGTTGTTGTTTTTTCCAATAACCGTTTATGCTAGCGTCTCTGAATCCAAATTTATAGAATTCTCGAAGTACATAGCGAGGTATCGAAGGTTGAGTTGTGTCCAAAAAAGGGTAGGAATGATAGATCAACGCCAGGGTATCTGAGTAATATTGATTGTTTAGTTTGTCAACGGTATTGACTTCGAGATCGTCGTTGTGTATGGCAAGATCAGCTGCTCTTGCCAAACTGACAGATGATACCAACAACAAATCGTCGGTTGTGAACCTAATAGAAATTATTTTTTTAAAGTTGTTGAGTTGGTCTGATTTTAAATCAGACCAATGTTCGGCGTAAAATAATTTATTTCTCTCATACTCTGTTGATTTTTTGTGACTTGTGCCAATGGTTGTAAACGAATCAGAATCTGTGGTTATTCTAAAAAATTTATTAAGCGTGGTCTCGAGAAAATGCCCATGAGTGCCTGCCACAAAATCGATTGCAATTTGATCAGTCATAGTGCTATCTTTTTTTGAAATTTTGCATACAAATAACCTGAGTCTGTATTGTATTCAAATGTTTTTACAAAATATTCAGAGATTGAAAGTTTTGCAATTTCATAAAATCGATCCAATAACCTTGGTCCATCTACAAACATCAATGAATGATTTAATATCACTGTGGTTGGTTGATACTTGATGCATACATCACCCAACATCTTGGCGATTTTTTCTAAAGAACAGTATTTTAATATCGGGGATCGATCAAATATCACAGCACAGTTATCAACTGTCATGCCTGGCCAAGTTGGCAAATTATCGCTCTGATTGTCTATCATTTTATCAAAATATGTTTTGTCTAGTTTGAACTGTTTGATTGTTTTAAAGCACTCAAGCGCGACAATATTTTTTTCCAAAAACAGATTTTTATAATGCCAACCGCAACAATCAATTAGAATGGCTGTTGATTCTGACAGGTGATCTAAATTTACCAATTGAGATTTGCTATTTTTTTGGTGAAAATACACCTGTTGATAAAACGCAATTTTATTTTGATCAGCCACTGTGGTTTGAATTCTTGTTTCCATACATCCATGTAAGTGGTTGAACAAAGTTAAAATATCTGCCTAGATCTTGGTCAAAACTGCCAGACTTAGCAACAACATACCCTTGCTGTTGTAATTGCCGGCTCACAAGATTAATTATATCGTTACCAAACTGGGATGAATTATAAAACTCTGTACAGGTGTCGTTGCCCATGATAACATATCGATTGATACCAATATAAAATGTATCAATGGAATCTGTCAGATATTTTTTACATATACCTAATAGGTCAGACACCCACAGTGGACTATTAATTATCAAAATTAAATTGTTAGATACGCTATCTAGATCTAGATTTTTTGCAAATTCCAAGTCAGGCCCAATGTATTGGACTTTTTTGTCATGGAATAAATCCAAGATCAAGAGATCTTGATCACACAACGATGATCCAAGTTGGGTAGTCCTCCACTTCATAATGTTTGATAAATCTGCAGCAATAATTTGTTGTCGTAGAATTCCGATTCGATATTGGTCAGCTGGTCTGTCACAATCTGATCTACTGATTCAAAGCGGACTTCGCCTGGTGCCATGTCTGTGTCCACGGCGCTATTCTTGTTGGGGATCAGGCTCATTTCTCTGAGACCATAGTCTCGCATGTAAGTTTCTTTGATGAAGTTGGCTTCTTCATATGAAATCTCAATGTCCAGCTGCACACGCACATGCATGTTGGCGGCCAGCAAGTCTGGAGCACGATCAATCAAGTTGGCCAAACCCAACACACGATATCGGGGTTGATCGGGCCAAGCATGAAATTCAGGTTCATGCCCCCACTCCAGGATCATCATACCGCGTTCGTCATCGCTGGCGTCAGCATAGTTGTGCGGAAAACAATTGCCAATATAGGTGATGTTCTTTTGTGTTTGTCGCTTGTGAAAGTGGCCGGTAAACACATGCTCAAAGTTGCCAAAGTGTTCTCGCTGTACGCTGCCATGATCGGGCATGGCCACCATGGCATTCATCAAGTATCCAGGCAGTTCAAAATGCCCGAACATGTAGCGACCCTTTAGTTTGGGAATCCTTTTGTGGTCATCACCCACGAGCCAAGGAGCAATAACAACATCGCCGCACTCAAACCAGTCATTACATACAGTGACACGTGAGAGATAGCGCGCCCATTCCACGCTCTGAATGTCTCT